CTACTTAACCAATTTCTCCGCAACCAATTCCATAGCATTTACAGCCTCTTTATTCATGGAAGCGGTGACATGAGTATAGACACCCAAGGTTGTACTAGGATCATTATGGCCAACACGTGCCATCGCTGCTTTGAGAGGAACATTGGCAGCTGCTAATAAGCTAACATGCGTATGACGGAATATATGTGTACTCAAATGCTTATGATGCTTTAATTTCTTCAACACTTTATTCACAAAATGGTGGTCAAAGGGGTAGCCACCTTCCGTGGTAAAAATGTAATTGTTATGGCGCTTTTGATGCTTCCAAAGTTCACGGACTTTATTGGATAACATGAAAGATTCTAAGATAGATTCTGAACGAGAATCTAAATCCACATAGCGAATTGAATAGACATTCTTAGGGGTTGTACGAGAGAATTGTGATGTAGTGCCCTTATCAACATATAAAGTACCATTGACGTGGATGCGGTGATTGTCTTTATCGTAGTCACAATCACGCAACGCAACCATTTCCCCAAACCTCAAGCCAGTAAGAGATTGAAACTCGCATAACTTAGCGACTACAGGATTAGCTATTTCCAAAAGGGAAATAACTTCTTTCAATTCTTCTGGTTCTAGGAATTTATCTTTGGCACGATCAATGTCAATCATAGATATTGGCTTGCGCTTTAATTCTAAACGCTCAATTATGTTGATATCCTTAATTACACCTAAACGGAAGTTATACCGCAATGCTGACCTAAATAGGTGCAAGAGTTGCTTAGTTGTGCTATATGCATGCGTTTCGTAGTACACATTAATTGCATGCTGCACCATGGAAGCGGTAAGATTCTGGTAAAGCGTTTCACCTGGAATGCTAGCTAATAACCCTGCACGTGCATGATGTAGGTTCCTAATAGTGGAAACCTTAATAAAATTGCTGTGGTACTCAATATAGGAATCTAATAACTCACTCAATGTAATTGCGGTAGAATAACCTGCAATGATTTCATCGATACGGTCTTGTAGATATTGTTGAGCAGTCTTTTGTGTAAGACGTGATTTATTAGGATACACAACACTAACCCTTTTCTTCTTGCTAGTAAGAGGGCACGTATACCGCTCAATATAGGCATAGGAAATATTGTCATTTTTATCTTTGCGTTCTTCAATCCACATGTAATGCACATCCATTCTATTCTAATAATTTAAAAATTGAGTAGAACTTCCCCTGATCCATTTGGAGTAGGGGGTTCTTTTTTTTATAAACTTGATTTGTTTCCATTTTGTTGGAGCCAACAAATTCATAGAGTTACCTTATCTACTTTTTAAAAACAAAATATACTCAAGCAGCTTATCCAACTGTTCATTATTGAAGTCTTGGATATTTTCCAATACTTCTTTTTGCTTTAAAGTTAAATTTTCAATGAATGTTGCATTATTAACATTATAATCTATGGGAAAATCATACCCCATAAGCCATGCGGAAGTGACACCTAAAATAGAGGAGAGCAAATCTATCTTGGATTGTTGTGGTTTATAATCTCCTTTTAAATAGGTGCTTAAAGAGGACTTTCCAATACCAGTCAAGTTACTTAAATCAGTTTGGCTCAAATGTTTTCGTTGCATTGCTATTTTTAATCGATTAGCAAATGTATCTTGAATTGAATTAGACTGTATAGAATGACCTGTTAATGCAGTAAGTTGATCTGCAAAGTAAATATCTTCACGCCATCCCAGTAAATAAGCGGGAGGAACATTTAGAACTGTTGCGAATTTTTCAATTTTGTTGCGGGTAATATCTACTAATCCAGATTCAATTTTGTTAATTGTTGAACGGGAAGAGTATCCCATTTGTTTTGCCAACTCATCTTGCGTTAATCCTAATTCAATTCGCCTTGCCTTTATTTTTTCATAAATTGTATTCATAAAAACATATCCTCCATTATCTTTTTCGTTCTTCAATCGACATTATCATACACATCCATTCTTTTGTAATAATTTTCAAATATTGTGTAGCAATTCCCCCATTCTATTAGAGTGAGGGATTCTTTTTACATTTTTTTAAATCTATGATGATTTAGAAAGTTTAATAAAATTAATATAATCAAAGAGTTTATCATATTGTTCATCAGTAAATGATGCGGTTTCAGCAAGAAGAGTTTGTTGTTTAGAGGTGTAGGTGATAGGTTCCCATCCCATAAGAACTTGAGGGGTTGTATTTAGAACTTTAGCAAACTCTACCGCTATTGAGATACTCACGTTTGTAATATTACCAGATTCGTAGCGCTGCACAGTTCCTTCGCTTAAACCTAATTGATTAGCTAGCTCTAATAAAGTTAGCCCTTTTAATTTTCTAAAATAACTAATATTTTTTCCTATAGTTTGATTTATAATATCTTTACTCATGAGATTACTCCTCTTAGAAAATTTAAAAAAGTTACTATAGTTAAATCGCTTATCATATTTATCATTGGTAAATGAAGTGGTTTGAGCTATAAGTGTTTGCTGTTAAGCGGTGTAGGTGGTAGTGCATCACTAAATGTATTTACAGCACATGACAACAATGCCAATGAGTTGCAATTCCTCAGCTTGTTCATAGGAAAGAATTATATCCGTATGAATAGGGTTAGTAGAATCAGGTCGAAGGATAACACGATTATTAGTTTGATCGTTAAAGAAATGTTTTACCGTATATTCGCCATGTAGTTCAACGACCACTACATCACCATTTTCTATATGAGAGAAAGAAGGAAGCGGTGTGCACATAATTGAATCACCATCATTAAATAAACGGTTCATACTATCCCCATTAACATGCATAATAAATACATCAGTATTGCCAGCATAGTTACCCATCATACAATCAGGTAATTGGATGGTGGGTAACTCTGAAAGACCCTCAATTGTTTTTAAGGTTCCAGCAGAAACACCAATAGGAATATAGGTGTAGGATGAGTAATTCTGACAAGTATCTATGATTGCACTATTATTAGCAAAATTTATATTATTGGAAATAGAAGACATATTGGTGCTATTAGATGTAAAATCAATAACTTGATCACCATCCAATTGTGTTAATAACGTATTAATTGGTATATTAAGACCTTCAGAAATTTTTTTCATAGTAGCAACTGAAGGAGCAATAGGGTTTCCACTTCTGGAGTTTTTTTCATTTTCCAACATTGATATGTATTGTTTTGAAACACCTATTTTATCGGCTAAAAGTTGTTGCGAGAGTTTATGTTCTCTTCTATATTCTTTTAATAGTTGACTCAGTCTCATGGTGTTCTCCTTTATAAATATTAATGTCAACTACAGTTTACCATTGAGAAAAAATTATGTCAAATCTGCTTGACATCGTTTTTTTATTGATGTATACTATGCACAATAAGACAGTCAAGCATGCTTGACATTTTAAAGGAGGTATATTTTGAATAGATTAAGAGAATTTAGAGAAAAAGCAAAGTTAACGCAACAAGAACTTGCTAATCGTGCTGGAATTTCCAGGGCGACAATTATCGATATTGAAAATAATAGCAAATCCGATATAAAGGTATCTACATTAATTGCGTTGGCAGATGCGTTAAATAGTGATCCAGGGACTATTTTTTTTAGCTCAAAAGTCAAGCATGCTTGACTTATTGTCTAAAAACAAAAATCTAACTCATAAAGTAATCAGGTGAAGCGGACTTTCAGAAGGAGGAATTATGCTACCAGGGTTAACAGAAGAAGAAAACTCATATTTGGAAGCCTTACACATCAAGGCCATTGATGATTCAATAGAACTAGGCAGGAAATATCATAAAACTAAAAACCACAAATATTTTGAAATGGGTGAAGGTGAATTGGCAAAAGCTAGAGCCTATCTAAAATTAGGTGACTTTGATCCCGATGTAAGACTTTGTGAGATGTAAGGAGATGTTACTGCATGACAACAGAAAGCTTTAGCAACAAATTAAAAAAGTTACTAGATGAGAAAAACTTATCTCCAAAGGACCTTTCAACTTTAACAGGAATTAAGGAATCAATTATTCATGCTTTAATTGCTGGGAAATATTCACCATATATAGATGAGCGGGTGCGTATTGCAAAGATTTTAAATGTTGGGATTGAGCGTTTGTATGAACAAGATGATTCCAAGCCATGGGCTAGTAGAGAATATTTCAAAGTCAAATATAGAGAACTGAAAGAACTTGCTACATCAATCGTGGATAAAATAGAGAACGATGGAGTAGAGCTTTCAAAAGAGAATATGAATGCGCTACTGAACTTGTTAAGGTTAGAAATTATGTATCGGTACAGAATGTAAGGAGATGACAAATGGATGCAAAAAAAGAGCCTCTACAAGAGAGGCCCATTACAAAAGGTGAGGGATGGAAATTAGTTAGAATTACACTACGATGCGTTTTCTTACTAATGATACTGCTAGTTATCGATGATATAACACGTATCGCATACCCAATGATTGCATTGTTTTTTATAGAATGCTTGTTTATTTCATTAGAGGTGTTAGAATCAAAAATTTAAAAAGGTTTCTATTAGTTTTTCAAACAATGCAGTAATGAACTTAGAGAATATATAAGAAATAACACTTTCCATATTTGCTTTAGAAAGTTTAGGAAAATGTGTTTTACACCAGTCAAGCAACCTTTTATCTTTAATTAACCATTCCAAAATACTTAATTCTGAAGGGTTCAGATTTGTATTAAGAGGCAATACTTTGAGTGAGTTAATAGGTGGTATATCGTGTTTTAAAGCTGATAAGTCGATAATATCTGGCACTTGATAGGTTGAAACAGCATTAAAGATAGCATTAGTTAGTGTTTCGTAGTCCTCCATTCTTCTTATTATTTGATGGATTTCTAAAAAAGAACTAGAAGAATAAAAAGTGGTATGTGTGGCGTTTAATTGCTCGTAAATTTTGTAAGCGGCTGAACAAAGAGGCGCTGAAGAAATACAAGCATTAAATAATGATGAGTGGGTTGTTAAAAACTTACTGGCAGGTAAAGTTATAACGCGATCTATCAACTCACGATTCTTTACATATATCTCTAGAGATGTTTTATTTTTTTCGTTATTTTTCATAGGAATCACCCCCTTTCAGTGTGATTATAACATATAGATGAGGTGACTAGATTGGATGAAGATAATAAAGTTCTGAAAGAAGCTTTAGAAAAGGCGATAGTGAATGACATAAGGAATAAGATACTCAATTTATTATTAGGGTGGCCGTACTATTTATGCATACTCATTATAATCATAGAAATATTGATAAAAAAAGGAAAGTAGACATACTGAGTTAATAAAAAATAGATGTAAAAAGGAGGTGGAGAGGTGGATACAGAAAAAGAGCCCCTACAAGAGGGACCCATTACAAAAAAAGATTTACACATGATAGCAAACCAAATTGTGGTCACAATATTGGGATATGGTTTAGCATTTTTAAATATCCCTAATAGTGATTTAGTGTTTTATGGATTATTATCACTAGCTGTTGTTTCGCACTTACTATTAGCCTTGCCTTTATTTTGTGAATCTAAAAAATCTTGATGAGCTTGTAGAGCATCGAGGTGAGCTTGCTGAGCATCTTGATGAGCTACATATCCAGTACAAGCAACAACTATTATAGAGATAATAGTCAATAAGTTTTTTATAAAGGCAGTCTTATTTGATTTATACAATGATTGAAGTTTTTCAGAAAAGTTTTCTAGCAAACTACTTGGGAATGGGATCTCCTCTGGTAATGAATCAGTCATTATTTGAGAGGTATAAGAAGATAGTTCGCATAGCAAATCTGATGGCATATCTATAATATCATCTATAAAATCATGTAAATAATCTGCATCACAACTTTGAATTTCTTGTGTTAGATGTTCTATTTCTAACGAATTTAATAATTGTTGTAGTGAAAATGTAGAGGAATGTTCTAAAAAATAAGATAAAGACTTAAAGAGTTTATCCTCTATTTTAGTAGGAAACAAATCTACAGGTTGAGAAACTTTTTGGATGCTCATGAATAATTCATTGAAAAGCGATGTTGCAGCATTTATGCGACTAATAGAATCGGGTAAAGATTGAAAACATTTTTTATTGGACATGTAATCACCTCCTTTCATGGTGATTATAACACAGAAAGAAAAAGCAGGAGGTGGAAATATGGCTTGTGAGACAAAAGAAAAAAGTATGGAAGAGCAGTCATGTAATGAAGAAACTGCAAGAGTTTCATTTTATTGCATGATAGAAAATCAAAAGAACTTAATAGAGGTTCTGAAAATCCTGAATAAATGTGAAACGATGACTTGTAGTAATGAAATGAAAAGTGAATATAAGAAACTCATCAAAAAGATAGAAAATGCATATCTTAGAGAAGCTAAATATGTAATGGGTGCAAGAGGGGTATCGTAATTATGAAAGTAGAAGTAATTGAGGTTAAGCCTTTACAACAACAATATGCCAGGGTCGGTAATGTTGCGACACTATTTGATTTAGGAAGAACAAAGACATCTGAGTTAATTAATGCTATGGAAAAAACTAAACCATGGAACGAGTACATTATTACAATCAATGAAAGGGCAAAACTGGTAAGAGTAGATGCATTTGAAGCGTATCTCAAGAGTATTAGAATGCAATGAAGACAATCTGTATAATTTGCAATGAAAAGAATAAAAGGACAAGAGCATATGTCCGATGTTCACTGCATAAAGGAACAATCTGCATGGAGCACTGCGAACATTGCAGATACAGATACACATCAAGGGGCAGTACACACTGCACATATAAAGAAGGAGGGAATACACATGAAAAGCAATAACTTTAAGCCACGATGGGGGAGAATCATCGGAGCTATTATTATCGTACTGGTGTTGATTATGGGGATTGTACAAGTATTCAGTGAAAGTACATCAGTAGAAACACAGAAAAAAACTATTACGATCATGTACCAGGTAGAAGAAGGTGACACATTATGGTCGATTGTGAAAGATTTGATGGGGGAATCGGTGAATGCACAACAGGTAATCTATCAAATTAAACAAGATAATAAAATCCAGGACACACTTAATGCAGGGCAGGTAATTAAAATTCGGATGCCAAAGCAATGAGCGATTTACTCATTGAATTACATGAATTACGTAGAGGGATGAACCAAGCCCTACGGATTGCCAAAGAAAGAGGAATGGACTTGGCAAAAAAAGAAGCCACATACAAAGTGGCCAAAGGAAAATTAGTATTATGTGAGCGAGAAAAGAAGACTCCAGTATCGGTCATTAATGACATCGTGCTGGGGGATCCTATTATCAGTGAATTACGGCAAGAACGAGATATTGCCAAAGCACTATATATTAACGCCCAGGAAGCTATCAATGTGAGGAAACTAGAGTTGCGTATTGTAGAAGCACAATTGGGACGAGAATGGAACGAGGTGAAATAAAAGAATGAGACCAAGAAAAGGATTGAGGGCACGAACGCCATTAAAGCGGTATACTCCCCTAAAGAAACAAGGAAAGAAAGGGGCTAAATATGAAAGAGAATTAAACCGTGTGCGTAAACAAGTGAGAGAGCGGGATGAAGATAGATGTATACTTTGTTATCAACCATACCAAGAGATTCATCACATTGTACCACGGTCAGCAGGCGGCACCAATGATTTGGATAATCTATGTTGCTTATGTTGGGAATGTCATCACACCAGGGCGCACGGATCCAATGCAAAAGAAATCCAAAAAGTATTGCAACAATTAATTAGGCAAAAAAAATAGAGCACACGCATGTGCTCTATCGGCTTGCAGACATAAGGTCATACAAAACCACTCACATACAGTATACCATATGTCTACAAAAACATCTATAAATAGCGGTAGTAAGCCGTTAATTTATAACTTGATAGTATATATTATTAACTCAGACATAAGGAAATATTATGCGTAAGAGAAAGACCATTACAACAAGAAATATAAAATTCACATGGGATTATCTTACGGGTAGATCCTACGTAAAAGGAAAGGGACGAAGAAAAAAAGAAAATGTCAGCCCCGAAGCGATAAAAAAATATAATGCTAAACAGGCAGAGGTAAAATTATGTGCTTTGATAGATACAAATTTCATATCTATGGATTGGTACCTAACATTTACATTCAAAGAAAAGGTGACATTTGAAGATGCTAGGCACTGCATGCAGAACATGATAAAGAGAATGCAGCGACTCTACAAGAAAAATGGTGAAACACTCAAATATATATATGTGGTAGAAGGTGTGAATAGAGTACACTTTCACATGCTAATCAACAATGCATTTCCAATCACAACAGAAATGATAGAAGCATTATGGTCACATGGCTACGTAGATATGAGGGTGTATCATGGCAAGGCAGAAGATGCCACGGCACTGGCATCATATCTATTGAAAGAAACGAAAACAGAGAATTATGAGAAAGTGGAAGTATTCAAAAGAAGGTGGTACGCAAGTACGAATTTAGAGAAACCAAAAGAAAGTACAAGAACTTTGGCATCGAATCGGTGGAGTAATGATATTTACGTACCAGATGGATATTACCTTGACAAAGATAGTCTAATTGAGGGAGTAAACTTGGAGGGATATCCATATAGATTTTACAAATTAATTAAATTAGATACCAGGAGGCATAGATGGAAAATGTCAATCACGTAACAGTAGCAGGGCACTTGGTAAAAAGTGCTGAAGTGCGTTATACAAGCACAGGCAAGGCAGTGGCATATTTTGTAGTTGCTGCAAATAAGAAAATATCTGAAGAAAAACAAATCGTATCTTACATTCCAGTGAATGCATGGAATCAGGCAGAAGAACTTGGGGCATTAGTAAAAGGTGATGCGGTGCTAGTAACTGGAGAGTTGCGTACAGGATCATACGAAAAGAATGGTCGGACTATTTACACCTGGCATGTGCAAGCATCGAACGTCATGGTAGCACCGTTTGTTAATAACAAGGGGAATGAAAATTTTGATTCATTTGCAGATGAACGCAGAGACGAAATACCATTTTAAGGAGTGAAGTATGGGACGAAAAAAAGAACATAAGAAAGCCAAGACGTGTATCCACAGCCATGGAATGAATGACAAAGGCATCGTACGTACCACAATGGAATGTCCACACCATATTCACAATGTAATGGTAGGGAGAATGCATGTAGTGTTGGCCGCAAAATGCGACACGTGTAAAAGTTATAAGGCAAGGAAGGAGTGATTGGGTGATTATCAGAAAAATTTCAATCGTAGGAGAAACGCAGGTCTTTGAGTATATCAAAAATAGTGACACAGGTACTCGGTGTGGATATGTCATGCGCCTTAAAGAGGAAGGTAGACAGTCCCTATATGATGCATGGGAAGGCTTAGAAAAAATTATCCATAATCACCACAAAGACATCACAGGGACATCAGTATTCAAAGGGGCAAAGGTATTACTAAGACAACTAGAATTAAAGTATATTTCAACAAAGATGGGAGGAAAAGAGATTAGAATACCATCGCACATTCGATTCAATGGAAAAGCAATAACAGAAGATAAATCATTTAAATTTACAACAGAGTGGATAGGAATAGATGACAATGAATTAGAATCGGTTCAAACTATGATCCTTGAAACGATTGAGTACATTAAAGGTAGAAGGGCGCAAGAAAATCTATTCGATGAGTAATCTTAGAGAAGGAGATATGATGCGTAAAGAAAAAAACAAGCATGGACTATTGCCGTGCCCATTTTGTAATAACAAAGAAGTAAGAACCATTGTAGGGGTTGGAACAGGTGCCAAGCATAATATGGTGGTGTGTGATAAATGTAGTGCCATAGTATCGTTTGAAGATGAACCACAGTATTTGGCAATGGTTAGGGCATGGAATCGTAGATAGGGGTGAGCATTAATGAACTTGCCAATGTTCAGCTACTTATGGAACAAACACTGCAGTGAGTTATTCAAAGATGTAGAAATGACAGAAGATGAAGCCAAAATAGTGGCTGACGTAATCATTGAAAGTTATGAAGAAATTTTAAGAAGAATAAGGGAGAATCAACATGCAAAGGAAATGCCAGGGATGTAATAAGACATTCACACCGCCTAACTATACGATGATGCGGTGCAGATCGTGTGCAAAAGGTGTAGGGTGGCCAAAGGAACTAACTGAAACGGAAATAAAAGAGCGTGCCTACAAAAAGGAAGAAAAACAAGGTGGAAAAGAAGATAGTATAAGATGGGCGGATCATAAGCCTAAACGTAAGAAGGCGAAAAACACTTCATGCACATGTAATGTATGTGGAGCTGAGTTTTTGGGAACCGATAAACGCTGCAGATTCTGCTCACCAAAATGTAGAAAAATAGGGGAATCACAATACAATAAAGAACAGTACAAAATAAGAAAAGCAGCAAGAGGAGCAATAAAATGAAAACATCAAGAATGGGTGAAGTATTAGCAAGCTATCCAGGAAAGAAAGTACAAGAAGCGGAAGATATGGTGAATAGCCCTAAGCATTATAAATTGCGTGGATTAGATATTGAATCAGTCGATGTAATTCGAGCAACATTGACACCTGAAGAGTTCCGAGGGTGGTTAAAGGGGAATGCCATGAAGTATCTACACCGCTTAGGTAAAAAAGATGATGCGGTGCAAGATGCAAAAAAAGCCATTAAGTATTTGGAATGGCTAGTTAAGGAGCTTGAGAAATGACGGTAAGATTACTACTATTACAAATTGTCCTACTACTATCAAAAGCATATGGGTTTATGGATTTGGGGAAAATAGAGTTATATGCACCACTAATGGCACTTATTGTGGGAAATATTATTTGGGCATTATTAATATTTTATGGAATGATTCAGAACTATATGGAAAGAAAAAGATGGAACTAAATAAATTAAAGTTAGAACGATTAAATCAATATGCATTGTTAGTATCAACACAAGCATTTAACCACGCTATAAAATGTGGGTTCCAAGATACAACAAACAATTCAAAAGCATACGTACTGTATAAAATTTGTACCACTATATGTGAGACTGAACCAACAGTTGAATGTGAGTTAGATTTATATTGTGCAAAGATGGTATATGGATCCTTACAACGAATACTAAATAGTATATGCACAGATGCAGAACAATATCATGTAGAAGTACTGGATGCATGTGAAGATTCCATAAAAGTATGGCACGCATTCAATCGAATGAAATACATTTTAGATAATTTTGAATATGAGTTATTTGATGAATAAGGAGAAATAATGAACGTAAAAATCCAAAAAACAAATCAAAATGGTAGACTCCCTACATATGCAACAGCGGGGGCTGGTGCATTCGATTTCTACAGTTCAGAAGAAGTCGAAATAAAAGGATTAGAAGTAATGGCAATCGATTTAGGAGTAGCCTTAGAAGTGCCAGAGGGGCATGTAATGTTACTATTTCCTCGCTCAAGTATTGGAAAAAATACACCTTTGCGAATGGCAAATAGCGTGGGAGTAATTGACAGTGATTACAGAGGTACTATTCATGCACTATATGAAAACATTGATATTTGCCCTACACTGATAAAAAGAGGCGACAGAATAGCCCAAGGAATCATATTGCCTATTCCTAAGATAGAATTTGAAGAGGTAACATTATTATCTGGAACAAAACGTGGTCATGGTCGATTTGGAAGTACTGGAGTATAAACATGACGGAAGAAGAAATTAAACAAGCAAAAGAGGAACTTAATGAACTCACATTGAGTATGGCATACTGGCAAGGTGAGAATGATGAAAAATTCAAAGAGGTAATGGATAAAGCATGGGATTTATTGGTAAAACTAAGACCAGTGATAAGTGAATATGAATATTGGGAATTATACGATTATTATGGCCAAGCGATTGTATGGGACTGATTGAATGAAGATAAAATATTTAAACAAGCAGAACAAAACACATCTACTGATATTAGCGCTTATGGCCAGTGAAACAAAAAATATCAGTGAAAGCCTAAAGTTAGAGGGAGCACAAAAGCAAAAAGCAAGTACAATCAGTACACATGCAAATACTTTATTTGGAGAAATCATGGAGAGCCTTGATGACAATCAAAGGGCGCAGATGTTGCGATTGATTCGTGACAAAACGATTGAGGTCGTGCCATCTAATGTATTCACTCGCAAAGACAAAGAGAGTGAAGAAGATGAATGGGTTAGCACATTGGCGCAAAAAGCATTTGAAGCGAACTGCATCAAGTGCGAACGGAAAGACCACAACTCCTGTGAACTCAAATGTGCATTAATAAACATGTCGGTGCCATTGATTCATGAAGAGACCGAGGATTGTCCTTACCGAGTACTATATGATGCGGAAGGCAAATTCATTAGAGATTAAAGAAGAAGGCGAGGAGATGTGTTGACTATACAGGAAATGCTGACAAAGATTAAAAATTTAAATAGAGATATCGACTATGTGTATAAACAATTACAGCAGATGAAAGCACAAATAGATGGATTACGAGCCACGGATTATTCAGTGTGTCATGTCGATGGTGGAACGCCAACAGATATTGCAGATAGGATTCATAGAATCGAAAAAAGACGTAAGGAATTGATTGAGTTGCAAAAAGAATTATATGATTTTTTAGAAACTATCAATTATGTGTTAGATAGAATGCCAGATCAAACCTATGCGATAGTAATACGTCAACGTTATTTATTTCACGAAAACTGGCGAGACATCGCTAGCATGATAGGAGTTAGCCGTGAATGGCTAAGAAAAAAAATACATCCTATTGCTGTAAAAAAATTTGAAGAAGAGTTGGCAAAAGTTGGCATAGTTGGCAAAATGAAATGATATAATACTAGTGTAAAGGTTTAACAATCAACCTACTTTCATAAAAATATAAGAACCACAAAAAATGACATCAAATGCTGCGATGTCATTTTTTGTTTAAAGGGACATCATTGGATGTCCTTTTTATTTTAAAGAAAGAAGGTGAGTATATGACAGATGTGCACTGCAATAAAAAACAATGCTTAAATAATTGTAAAGGTTGGTGTAAAGCCAAGGCCATACACATTGACGGTATGTGTAGGTCATATGCTCCTGCATCGTCATTAATCAACAAGAAGAACACAAACATAGTGAAGCGGTCGGGGCGATATAAACAAGGACCAAGCGATGTATTGAAATAAGGGTAGGCTTTAAAAAAAGGGGTATGCTTATAAAAATGAGCGAGGGTATTTTTAAAAACTTTTATAACTCCAGGCGTTGGAGACGATGTGCAAAAGCCTATGCACAATCAAAGCTATATATATGCGAACGGTGTGGGGGATATAAAACAGGAACTAAGGACGATGGCACACGGCAACGATGGGTAGTGCACCATAAAAAACCAATGGATGCCGTGACGATACAAGATGATAACCTTGCTTACGGTTGGGATAACCTTATGTTCTTATGCATCGAATGCCACAATGCTATCCATCATGAGATGGAGACCTACAGCAAGCACCAAGCATTGACTAGTGGTGCTAAGTTACTACGAGGACGTAGACGTGAGGTTTCATTTGATGAGAACGGTGATGTCATAGTGGTACAAGATATTGATAACACTGATGAGAATACCCCCCCATAAAGCAGCCTAAATAATCAAAAACTGCACACCGGGGCCGCAGATTCGTAGAACATACAGGCCTCGCACGTGAGGGGTGTAGTTAACAATAAAGGGAAAGGAGGTTTACACGGTTGACAAACGATGAAAAAGCTAAAGGGAAAAAGAAGAGAATATCTGAATATAACAAGATTTTCAAAGATATATCAACAGAAAAGAAAAAGTTGATTAAGAAAGCAATCGAACAGGCTGTACACATGGAATTTCAACTGGATGAGCTCCAAATTGCCCTTGAAAAAGTCGGATTTGTTGAAGAATATCAAAATGGAAATAACCAATATGGTAGAAAAGAAAGCACTGAATCCAAGGCTTATAACCAGTTGATGAAGAATTATACCGCCGTTGTGAAGATTCTGCTAGCTGAATTGCCACGCACCACATCAGTTGATGAAGATGATGAATTTAAAGAGTTCTTAATGAATCGGGTGAACAATCGATGAACCCTATTAGAGAATACTACAACGCAATCGTAGATGGTGAGGTAGTCACATCGGATCGAGTACGGCGGGTGTATAAGCACTTAGTCGAAAAGCTGGAGAGTCCAGGGCAATACATTTATGATAAAGACCGTGCAGAGCTTGCAGTAGATTTTATAGAAATGTTTTGTAAACACTCTAAAGGTAAATGGTCGGGAAAACCTGTTATATTGGAATTATGGCAAAAAGCACTGGTCAGTGCACTGTTTGGATTTATAGACAAAGATACAAAGCTTCGTGAATACACGGAGCTTATTTTAATTGTGGCACGTAAAAACGGTAAGTCCACATTATCTGCTGCTATTGGATTGTATCTATTGATAGCTGATGGTGAAATGGGTGCAGAAATTTATAGCGCTGCTACGAAACGTGACCAAGCTAAAATCATATGGGAAGAATCAGCCAATATGATTAAAAAATCTAAGTCATTGAGTCGAGTATGTAGTATTCGTGTAAACAAGATAATTAGTAGCACCAATGAAGGGAAATTTATCCCACTATCTTCGGAATCGAATAGCCTTGATGGATTAAACGTACACGGGGCGCTAATAGATGAGTTACACGCCATCACAGATAAGAACCTATATGACGTTATCGTAGACGGTATGAGTGCACGTGAACAGCCATTGACGGTAATTACCTCCACGGCAGGGACTGTACGTGAAAATATCTACGATATCAAGTATGACGAAGCATGCCAAGTGGTTGATGGATATGACGACCCAGAAGGGTATCAAAATGAAAGAATCTTACCAATCGTTTATGAGTTAGATCAACGGAAAGAATGGACTGACCCAAGTTGCTGGCAAAAGGCGAATCCTGGTCTTGGGACAATCAAAAAGATTGAGCAATTGGCAGATAAGGTTAAAACGGCGCAAAACAATTCTATATACGTCACAAATCTATTAACTAAAGATTTCAATGTACGAGAAACATCGAGCGAAGCATTCCTTACATTTGAGCAACTAAATAATACAAGTGAGTTCGAGATAAGAGAATTAAAACCAAGGTATGGAATTGGTGGAATTGACTTATCAGCTACCACTGACCTTACATGTGCCACTATGCTATTCATGGTACCCAATGATCCCGTGAAATACGTCAAGCAAATGTATTGGATTCCAGAAGAGGTATTTGATAAGCGTGTGGCAGAGGACAAAGTACCATATGATGTTTGGTATAAACGTGGATTCATTCGTAAGTCACCAGCTAATAGAATCGATTACCGATTGATTGTGGATTGGTTCAGGGAATTGCAACAAGAGGATGACATCTATTTGTATAAATGTGGTTATGATGGTTGGAGCGCAGCTTATTTTGTGGAGGATATGAAAAATGAGTTTGGTCGCTCCGTCATGGAAGCGGTTATACAAGGTAAAAAAACACTTAGTGGACCCATGAAGGCCCTTGGAGCAGAGTTAGAGGGTAAACGTATTAACTACGGCAATAACCCTGTTCTAAAGTGGTGTATGGCCAATGTAGAGATAGACGTTGATCGCAATGGAAATATACAACCAGTTAAATCAATTCATGCAAAGAAACGTATAGATGGGTTCGCATCGCTGTTAGATGCCTACGTACAATACGAGCGTTGCCAGGAAGACTATCACAACATTATATAAAGGAGGTGAGACAATGAATGTTAGAGGATTATTCAATAAAATATTTGGATATTTTAAAGATGAGCCAAGAAGTCTACAGAATGCAGAGTTTTTAGACGGCTATACGAACGTATTTACACCATTTCATGGAGTGCCATATGATGATGCAACCTTTAGAGACTGCACAGACTCAATCGCACGTCATTTAGGGAAAATGAAGTTAAAGCACATCCGAAAAACAGCCAATGGAACGATAGAGGGAAATACAGCATTAAATTATTTACTATCTACAAGACCAAATCCGATGATGACGGCTACAGAGTTTTTAGAAAAAGTTGTAGCGCAGTACTACAATTACAACAATGCTTTCATTTACATTCAACGTGACATCAATGGTGCTGTATTGGCACTCTATCCTATTGATTATGGAAGTGTTGAGATAAAAACAGATAACAACGATGATTTGTATGTAAAATTTCAATTCCTAAATGGAAAGAATATTACTGTACGATATGATGCGGTCATCCACATCAAGCGACATTTCTCTACACACCAATTATTTGGTGAAGACAATTCCAAGGCTATCAAGGAAGACTTAGATATGCTCCATGCGGTCAAGTCATCTATCATCAATTCTGTAAAAAATGGCAGTGCCCTTCGAGGAATTATAAACTTTGAAGGCACGTTGCGTGAAGATGATCAAGAAAAAGCATGGAAGCGGTTCACGGAAACCTATGCTAGTAGCAAGAACGGTTCAGGTATTGCCACATTAGACAACAAGGCGAGCTTTCAACAGCTAACAACAACTATTAGCACCTTTAATAAGGGGCAAATGGACTTCGCAAGAGATACAGTATATAAGCATTTTGGATTGAATGAAAAGATAATCACTGGGAATTATACGGAAGACGAATATATCGCATTCTATGAATCCGTATTAGAGCCAATTGCGATTAAGCTGACACAGGAATTTACAGAAAAGCTATTTACGAGCCGTGAAAAAGGTCATGGCAATGAAATCATCATGGAAAGCAATCGCCTTTCCTACATGAGCGTAGCAAGCCGTATTAAAGTATGTGAAACCTTGTTACCTACAGGTGCAATTACAGTCAATGAAATTCGTGAAATCTTTGGTTATGAAGGAGTTGAGGGTGGAGATGACAGGCTTGTTAGTCTAAACTTCACAAAATACTCTGACTTAACAAAGTATCAATTAGATGATGAGAAGGGAGGTGAAGGGAATGAAAAAGCAAAAAGAGTACCGAATGAGGGAGATTCGAGCGATGCCACTGGATCAGACGGAAGAGACCCAAGCGAGAACGATTGAGGGGTATGCTGCCGTATTTGATGAGGAAGCCGTTATGTATGTATCTGACTACACGGGATATACATATAAGGAAGTTATTTCAAAAGGTGCATTTGATAATACAGACTTCAGCCATTGTGTATTGAATTACAATCATGGTGGGATGATGATGGCTAGAACACAAAGCGGCACATTGCGACTCACTATAGATGATAGAGGGTTAAAGGTGGAGGCGGACATGGCCAACACCTCAAATGGAAATGACGTATATGAACTCATTAAGCGTGGTGACTTATCAAAGATGTCATTTGCATTCACTGTGGCAAAAGAATCAGAAACAATAGATAGAGAAAATAAAATATACACACGATACATAGAGCAAGTAGACAGTGTATATGATGTATCTATCGTTGACAATCCTGCTTATGATGGAACTATGGTTGCATCTAGGAATCAGAAAGGCAATGATTGGGCTCATGAAAAAGAGCAACGGAAACGTTTATTATTAAAAATAAGAACTATGTAGAAAGGAACTATTATGAATCGATTAGGAGAAATTTTACAACGCAAAAAAGATATTCGTGCATTATTGGAAGATACGGAACAACGCAATTTAGACCTTGATGCATTAGAAAAAGAATTAGGTGAATTGGAGAAAGAAGAAACAGAAATTCGCCGCCGTATGGAAATTTTGGAAAAAGTACCACAAGGCACAAAAGAGGTTGAAAAACCAAAACAAGAAGAACGTGAAGCGGTAGATATTTATGATTCTGTAGAGTATCGCAACGCATTCATGCACTATGTTATTAAAGGCACACCAATTCCACAAGAATATCGTGCAAATCAAAACACATTAACAACAGATATTGGTGCCGTGATTCCACCGACAACAATGAACAAAATAATTCAAAAGATGGAAAGTGCAGGTATGGTATTACCATTAGTAACGAATACAAATTTTAAACCAGGCATGTCAATCCCACTATCTAATGTTGTACCAGTGGCAACTTGGGTGAACGAAGGGCAAGGGTCTGACCGTCAAAAACAAGCACCAGTAGGCAACGTAGTATTCGGGCATTTCAAATTACAATGTCGTGTTTCTACATCTCTGGAAACATCTGTAATGGCATTATCTGCATTTGAATCCATGTTGACAGCAAACATTGCAAAAGCAATGGTCAAAGCCGTCGAGATGGCTATCATTAATGGCACTGGAACAGGTCAACCTACAGGAATATTAAAAGAAGCTACTGAAGGTGTAAAAATCGATGTCAAAGAATTTGATTATGCTACTTTGGTAAAAGCTGAAGGCGAATTACCAGAAGAGTACGAGCAAGGCACGATTTGGGTAATGTCAAAGAAAACATTTATGGATATTCATGGCATGGTAGATAAAAATGGTCAACCGATTGCACGCACTAATTTTGGCATCGGTGGTAAGGCAGAACGTACAATCTTGGGACGTACTGTATTATTAGTTCCGTACTTAAAGAATTTTAATGTAGCACAAGATGGAGATATCGTGGCATTCATGTTCCGTTTTGAAGACTACGTATTAAATACAAACTATCAAGTAGGCATTAAAACATATGAAGATAATGAGACAGATGACATCGTACGAAAATCCACAATGATTTGCGATGGCAGACCAACTCAGTATCATTCCTTGGTTAAGTTAGCTAAGAAAGGTTAGGTCTTTAGATGGTTATTCTTGAGGATTTAAAATTGTTCTTGCGAATTGATGAAGACATCACAGACGATGACCAATATTTGGAAGAGTCAATTATCGCAGCGACAATTTACATTGAACAAATGACAGGAAAACCATATAAGAAGGATCCATTGTACGATAGAGCCATCACATATATGGTGGCTCATTGGTACGAAAACCGAGATATTAACTCTACAAAAACCTTCGTACATGATTTGCCATACACATTAACACCTATCATTCAACATATCGCACTTTCACAAGCCTATTTGACGGCTAAGGAAATAGAAGATAGTAAGAAGCAGATAGATGAGGTGAATACTCATGCTTAATATGGATGGAATTGGACGATTAAATAAGCAAGTAGATGTATACCAGTATAAAGATGAAAAAAAGGATGGCATTACTAAGCAAGTCTTGGTAAAAGCCATCCCTAACCGTATATGGGCAAGAATTGAGCCTATGCGAGGCCGTCAATACATGGAAGTATACAAAGAAAAGCTAGAAGAAGTTCATAAAATCACAATTAGATATCGTAAAGGGATTACGGCAGGTATGTTGATTAAGTACCAAGATACAACGTACAAAATCAATACAGTGGTTGATCCATATATGGGTCATGTAAAACTGGAGTTGATGTGCAGTATTCATACAGCAGGTAAGAAGAAATGAAGATAGAAGAGTTTATTTCTAAAATGGATTCTTTTATTAAAGAATATCCAGAAGAATCAAAGAAAGCCTTGCGAAAAGAAGCGAATGCCATGCGTAAGGATTTAGTAGATGCATCACCAGTTGGGCGTGGAAAGAAAAAGAAAATCTCTAAAAGTTGGAAAGTGAGTATGAAAGGCTCAACTGATACAACACAAGAGGCAACGATACGCAATACATCACCGCACTATCATTTGGTAGAACGTGGTCATGTCATGCGCCACCCATCAGGGAAGGTATTAGGATACAAGCAAGGAACCTATTTCTTCAAGAATACTGTAGATAAAAGGCAAGATAGTTTCACAGAGAATATTGCTGATAATCTATTTAAGAAACTGAAAGGAAAGTTATAATGGCTAAACGAGTATCACAAGTAAAATTGTGGAAAAGTATAGCGATTATGATAGAGGATGAGTTTGATAATAAGGTGTATTCCGATGAAGTACGAGAAGAATTTGAAACGCCATGCTTTTTTATAAAATCTCTTATGCATTCACAACTACAGAATAAATTTTATATTAAACGAAACCAATCAATTATATGCACGTACTTTCCTGATGAAGAAGACAAAAATGAAGATCACTACATGGAAATGACTGATAGATTTTTAGTGTTATTCCAACGAGGAATACATGTAGAGGATAGGCATTTCGATGTCACAGATATTCACGGAGATAGAATTGGTGAAGATGAGGATATCATGCAATTCACAATTGAAATCACCTATATGGATACAACTGGAGTTCTTGAAGAAAAAGCTGCGAATGGAGAAGCAATGGATACCGTTCAAGTTAGATATGAAGTAGAAACCGAGGAGGGAAGAAAATGGCAAAATTAGGAATGCCTAGTGTAGTTGTCAAATTTGTGGAAGCGGGAATTGAGGCAATCCAACGTTCACAACGTGGTATTGTTGGTTTAATTCTTGAGGATACAAAAATATCTATCACTAAATTAGGGCAGAAGACAGATCAACATGAAGCCTTGAAGAATCCATTCACCGTATATACAGTGGATGATATTCCAGGTGAATTAAGTGAAAAAAACAAAGATTACATTTTGAAAGCATTAAAAGGATACAACAAGCCTCCATTGAAAATTGTTGTATATATGATGGAAACTGTACAAGGTGGTGGCGCAGATAAATTCCAAGACCCATTAAAAGTAATGCTTACGGAACGATTCGATTATTTGGCAATTCCAACTATCGAAACAGCTCAGTTAGAATACTTAGGAACATGGGTTAAAACAGCACGAGAAAACAAATTTAAAAAGATTAAAGTAGTATTACCAAATCACCCTGGAGATTATGAAGGGGTCGTAAACTTTGCTAACACAAAAGTTGTAACAGCGGATAGAGAATATAAGCCAGCAGAGTATACTGCACGCATTGCGGGTTTAATTGCTGGAACCAATATGACACAATCCGCAACATATGCACCATTAAATGAAGTGATTGATTGCGATCGTTACACCCAAGACGAAATGAATCAAATGGTCAATGAAGGTAAATTCTTTATTTGGTTTGATGGTGAAAAGTTCAAAATGAGCCGTGCTGTTAATTCTTTGGTAACAACAAGCCAAGGCAAATTGGAAGGATTCCAAACGATGAAAATCGTAGACATCATGGATATGATGTACGATGACATTAAGAAGACAGCAGAGGATTCTTACATCGGTAAATACACCAATGATTATGAAAACAAGTGCTTATTGATTTCAGCGATTATGGGATATTTCAAACAATTGGAAAACGAACGATTACTTCAAAAAGGCTACAGCAAATGCGAAATTGATACGGAAGCAGTTCGCACATATCAATTATCCCATGGCTTGTATATTAAAGAAGAATTGGCGAAAATGTCCGATGATGAAGTGAAACGATTGGATACGAAGAAAATTGTATTCTTAAAAGCAAAAGTAAGACCATTAGATGCAATGGAAGATATTCAATTGCCTATTTCTATTTAATAAGGAGGGACTATGAAGAATTTTGCGCCACAACAGGTCATGACAGGTTCCCATGGCCAAGTTTGGATTGACGGGGATTTGGTAGCGGAAGTAACAGCATTTAAAGCTACCATAAAGTTATCAAAAGAAGAAGTAAAAAAAGCTAAAACAATGTCAAAGCAGTACAAATATGTGGGATATGAAGGAACTGGAAATATTACAATGAATAAAGTTTCCTCCCTATTAATTAAAAAATGTGCTGAAAACATAAAAAAAGGGCGTGCCACAGTGTGCCACGTAGTAGCACAGGTAGACGACCCAGATGCGGTTGGAGTAGAAACAATTAGCATTTATGATGTGACATTTGATTCACTCACATTAGCTAACTGGAAAGTAGGTAGCATTATTGAGGAATCCGTAGATTTCACATTCACAGATTTTGAAGTAATTGATATGGCAACAGGAGAATAAAAATGAGCTTATTAGAAAAATTATTATCTGCAGATATTGGGATCATCACAACAGAAGCTAAGACAGAATTAGAGGTTCCACGTTTAACAAAATTATTGGGCGAAACATTCATTGTCGAATTAAAAGAATTACCATTCCAACAAATTGAGGAAGCACGTAATTTTGCAACCAGTGGCAAGGGAAAACATCAAGTGGTAGATAATGGAAAGTTCACATCTATCGTATTATCTAAAGCGATTGTGACACCAGATTTAGGGGACCGTGATTTATACCAAAAATTTGGAGTTACAAACAAATTAGATTGCATCAAAAAATTATTTAAGCCAGGCGAGATTGATTTATTAGCAACAAAAGTATTTGAGTTATCTGGCTACAGCGATGAAGCGGTCAAGGATATTGTTGAAGAAGCAAAAAACGAATAACATCCGACGGTGATATGAACTTGGCATTTTATTTATTTGCCAATCACCATATGAAACCGTCGGATGTATTCAAAATGGGGCATGGGGAAAAAATAATTCTTCATGCCTTTGTAGATGAAGAAATCCGATTATACGAGGAGGCACGGAAACAAAATGAGTAAAGTCATAGATTTAGTCATGCGCCTGCAAGACGGTGTAACATCCGTGCTTTCAGGTATTAATGCACGGATGCAGGATACGGCAGTAGCAGCGAATAGTGCAGGTAGGCGTGTGCAAAAAGTGGGTGAAGGCATTACGGGCATTGGGGATAAGTTAATGCCTGTAAGTGTTGCTATTGTTGGCGCTGGAGCTGCCGCAGTTCATGCCTTTGTCGGGTTTGACAGCGCAGTTACATCTGCAGGGGCAAAAGCAGGTGCTACGGCAGAGGAAGTAGAACGATTGCGTGAAGTTGCCAAAGGCTTAGGTGCTGACTTTCCAATTAGTGCAACAGAGGCAGCCGTTGCGATGGATGGATTAGCCGCAAGTGGTATGAATGCAAACCAAATCATGGGAACCCTACCGTCAATTGTGGAAGCATCAGTGGCATCGGGAGAATCATTAGAGGTCACATCTAATGTTGTTGCTGGAGCATTAAACACATGGGGATTAATGACTGGTAACGTAGCAGAAAATTCACAACGTATGGCAGACGTTATACAAATGGCGGCGAACAAGTCAAAACTTGGAATGGCAGATTTTGGAGTGGCTATGCAATATGCAGGTGCTCCAGCAGCTGCACTAGGTATACAAGTAGAAGAACTTGCCACATCTATGGCCATTATGTCAAATAATAATATTGAGGCTAGTACGAGCGGTCGGTCCTTACGAATGATGTTAAGTAGATTGGTTGATCCACCTAAAGAGGCAAGTGAAGCGCTTGCCAAGTTAGGCGTTAGCGCCGTTGACAGTACTGGTAAATTCGTTGGATTAGGGAATGTGTATGATCAATTGCGTTCAAAAATGCAAGGATTGACCGAGGCAGAGAAATTCAAACTAGCTGGAGATATTGCTGGTACAGAATCTGCATCCGCATTATTAGCAGTACTAAACACTAGTACGGAAGACTACAACGAATTGCGACAAGCGATGGATGATGCAAGCGGTTCATCTAAAAAGCAAGCAGATTTAATGAAACAAACGCTGTTAGGGACATTTAAGGACTTAGCCAGTAAAGTAGAAGCATTAGGAATTGCGTTTGCTGAGGTGTTACAGCCTAAAATCAAAAGTGTAGCCAATTCCCTGGGCGCATTAGCTACATGGTTTAAAAACTTAAATCCCACAGTAAAAGATATGATTGTCAATATTGGACTAAGCGTTGTAGGCTTTACGGCGCTTACAAAGATATTGGGCCCAGCCGTAAGCGGTGTAGGAAGTCTAATGCGTGTGTATGGAGATATTGGCAAGGTCTTAGCGGGATCACCAATTCAGAATAAATTGCTAGAAGTATCTATTCACGGCATAATCAAGGCTTACAACCTATTAGGGACTGTAGCTGGAAGAGTAATTCCATGGATTGCTAGAATGTTACCAATGGCATTCACAGGTCCCGTAGGGTTAGCCGTCGGAGCCATTGCATTGATTGGCATAGCCATGTGGAAAAATTGGGATAAAGTACAACCAGTATTGGAATCATTCGGCAGAGGGTTCATGGGACTAGCAAGATATGTAGGCGATGTGGTGGCTAAAATTTGGACACACCTACAACCATTCGTTACTAAACTAGCTGAAACATTTGGGAAAGGCATAGACCGACTTATGGCATCGTTCCAACGTCTTGGGAAAGTATTATCACCTGTATTAGATTTCATTATGTACACAGTAGGGGCTATTGCTGCTGTAATTATAGGTGGACCATTAGCCGTTGCCATTGGCCACTTAGTGATAGGCTTTACTATTGCCGTATCAGCGGTTGAAGGTATACTTACAGGGTTAGTAGTTGCCATTACAGGCATTATAGACGGGATTTCACAAATATTGAGTGGAATCATCGACTTTATTACAGGCGTATTTACTGGTAATTGGGCATTAGCGTGGAGCGGAGTTGTAGGTGTATTTTCAGGGATTATTACAGGAATCACAGGTATTTTAGATGGAGTGATTGAAGGAATTAGAGCATCCATTAATAGTTTAATATCTTCAATTAATGGGATTTCTTTTACTACCCCTGATTGGGTACCAGGTATCGGTGGAAAATCCTTTGGACCATTAAATATTCCACTATTATATAGTGGTACAGATAATTGGGGCAGTGGCCCTGCCATGGTTCACGATCGTGGTGCAGAAATTATCAACTTACCTAGTGGTTCGCAAGTGATTCCACACGAGCAATCATTACGCAGTGCTTACGATCAAGGGAAACGAAGTGGAAACGGTGGAGGTGAATTACAACTCACCATCCAAAATCTAAATGTACGTAATGATGGTAAAAGTGTAGAAGAATTGGCAAAAGAAATCATGGAGCATATCCATTATGAAATGTCGATTCGGTCGATTAATAAAATGGAAGGAGCCGTGTAAATGTCTTTTTTCGATACAGTCCTATCATTTTTTGGAGGCAAAGAACTCCCACAAGGTTGTACATTCACTCTATCATGTGCAGGAGAAAAGGTAGTCATGCCAGTGACTCCAGAATCATTTAAAGCAGGCATTACATACAAGAATAGCACAATTGAAATCAATGCCATTGGTGAAATCAATATGATAGGTAATAGAGGCCTTGAGGTTATTTCATTTGATGGATTTTTTCCTGCACAAAAATATGAATGGTCAGAAACAAATGATACGATGCCTTACAATTTAGTGAGGAAAATTAAACGATTTGCAACTATGAAAAAGCCGTGTAAGATAGTTATCTCTAACACGGCTATTTCAATGCCGTGCACAATAGAATCATTTAATTATGATGAACATGATGGAACAAGTGATGTGTACTATAGTATTTCCTTGAAAGAATACAGATATGTAAGGCCTACATCAGAAGTAAAGAATGACACAACAGGCTTGTACAGTCGCATCGCAGAAGCGCCAGAAGAAAAAGACGTGGTTGCTTATGAAGGAAATCACCTACTTGATACAGCAAACAAAATGGTATCCAAAGTGATGCCAATTGCGGAGCAAGGACAGAAGGCTATTAAAGCCTATAAAGCTATGGTAAAAAGTGGAGTAAACCCAATCAATGCCGCCATAAAAGTTAGTAAAAGAAGCGCAACAATTAAAGGAAAGGTAATACCATTATGAATACCTTAATTGAGCACGTTACATATGATGGCCACAGGCATGATATGACACATTTGGTAGAGTCTTTCACCTGGTCAGGAAGTCAAGAGGAAGCGGCACGAAAAGTTGAATTGACCTATGCATATAATCCTAAAGATTTGAGTTTCTACAATCATCAAATAGAATTAGGTGATAAGGTTTCAATCACGGTCGATGACCATAAAATATTTGAAGGAAGAGTATTCTTTAGAAAACGTGATACTAATGCATTTACCATGGCCATAACGGCATATGATCCGATGATTTACTTAGCAAAATCAAAGGTATATTTAGTATTCAACCAGGTAAAGGCAATCGATGCATTCAGAAGAATTTCGGCAGAAGTAGAGATTCCATTTACAGCATTACCCAATATAGGCACGGTTGTTAATTTTGTGGCTGATGGTAAAAGCTGTACCGAAGTCATGAAAATTTTATATGACAATATCAAGGCAGATACAAAGAAAGAATTTATGGCAGTATACTTACTAGATGGAATACATCTAGTAGAAAAAGGCACTTTGATAGATGGATTTATTGCCAGCGATTCCTATAACGTAATAAACTCATCACATTCAGAATCAATTGAAGATATCGTGAACCGTGTAAAAACAGTAAATGAATCTGGGAATATAATATCTGCAGATAGTGATGAGGAATCCATTAAAAGATATGGAATCTTCCAAGATATTTACAAGAATCAGCCAAAGCCCAAAGGAAGTACTGTTAGTAATATTTCTATGGCCAAGGCAAAATCAAAGGGCGTAAAGAGCGATTCCAGCATATCAGCATTAGGGAACATTCAATGCATTTCAGGTTATTCAATTATGGTAGAGGAAGAACAGCTACAAGGGAAATTCTATATTAAAAGCGATACACATAGATTCCAAGGAAATGTACATACAATGGATTTAACTTTAGAATACATGGAAGAACAAGGGGGTGGAGATACAAATGGCAAGCAAAAACAATGATCCATATTTAGGGGTGATAGACTTGATGCACAATATTGGTGGCACAGCAGGTCGACAAGCAATGCCAGGAATAGGAACAATTGTATCACCACCACCTAACTTAGTTGTTGCTTATAATGGAATGGAGTTGAATAAGTCGTTCTTATGGGTAGATGAGTATTGGTTGCAAGGTCATTATAGAGAATCAAAAGGACATATCATAAGCGAAACACAACCACGTGCAGGTGGAGTAGGTGCTGCTGAATACCAAAGCCACACGCATGATATTCATAATGATTATACGAAAACAAGGATTATGACTGATACATGGCATGTAGGCGATAAGGTTATGTTAATTCCTATTGTAGGAGATGATAATTCCACAGCAGAACAATACTTTGTATACGGAAAGTGTAGGAGGTTAGATGGCAATGGCTAATCCATTTATTAAAGGTGGCACAATTGCTACGGCAGATATTCAGCGAAACTTACCATTATGTAAGGAATATGCTTGGGATTTTGCCAGAGATAACTTCATCTACGGAAAAGATAAGAAACCAAAAATTGTAACAGGGAATAAGGCAATCGAAATTTGGGTTTGGAAAACACTAAGAATAGAGCGCTATCGATTTAGAGCATACTTTGATGACTATGGTATTGAATTAGAACGATTCATAGGCAAGGTTACGAATGATTCTATCAGCCACTTTGACCTATTCGAATATGTGAAAGAAGCCTTATTGGTGAATCCTTATATTATCGAAGTAGAAGAAGTGGATTTCATACAAGAACACAAGCAAGTAGTGTTACATATAGCATTACAAACCGTATATGGTAATACAACGATTGGAGTGGAGGTATAATGTTTGAAGTTCAAACTAGACAAGATGTACTAAAACGGTTACTTCAAGATTTCAAACAAATAGATACAACAGGCATGTCAACGCATGAGGGAACATTCGTATTTGATACTCTAAGTGCCAATGCTGTAGAGTTTGAAAAGAGTTATGCAGAAATGCAATTAATACTGGATGCAGCATTTCCACAGACATCGTGGGGGCAGTATCTAACCATGCATGCAGAAGCACATGGGGTTATTCGAAAGAAAGCCACAAAGTCAAAAGCAGTGCTAAAACTAACAGGCATTGAAGGAACGATAGTACCTATTGGTGTAACAGTCGCCACAGTGGAAGGCAAATTATTTAAAACTATTGAATTGGTAACCATTGGGAATACAGGCGATGTAACAGTGAAAGTAGAATCTGAAGACATTGGGAAAGATAGTAATGTGAACGCCAATGCAATTACAGAGATTATTACAGCAGTAGATGGATTAAAATCAGTAATTAATGAACAAAAAAGCTACGATGGATTTGATGAAGAAAGTGATAAGGATCTATTGCAACGTTTGTTATTTAAAGTACGACAACCAGCCACTAGTGGGAATGCGTACCATTACATGCAATGGGCACAATCTGTAAATGGTGTAGGGCAAGTAAAAGTATTGCCATTATGGAATGGTGCTGGGACGGTGAAAGTGCTATTAGTGGATGTGAATAATGAATCAGCAAATACATCATTATTAGATAGAGTGAAAGCAGTCATTGCAAAAGAAGCGCCAATTGGTGCTACAGTAACAGTGACAACACCGACAGTTATTAACGTTAACATTTCATTTAGAGTGACAAAAGGAAATGCTAACCATGAAGCGGTCAAGCGGATACTTAATGATGAATTTAAAAAACAAACATTTAGTATGAATTATATTTCATATGCAAATATTGGCAAGGCACTATTAGCGAATGCAGAAACAGGAATTATTGATTATTCTGATTTACGAGTAAATGGTGGGACAGCAAATATAAACATCACAGATGATCAACTCCCACGAGTCAATGAGGTGACAATCAATGGATGATTTTATTCGCTGGAAGACGGTAGATATACTGGCGTATCTACCGTTTTTTATTGCAAAAGATGAATTGTTCAAAACAACAAATGATGCGGACAGTCGGGAGCATGAACGTATTAGAGTGCACTTATTAAAATTATTAAGTCAACTTAATATACAGAATGCGACAGATGGAATTAAACTGTGGGATACATTTGTAGGCATAGATACATTTGCAGATAGTATTGATGTAAGAAGAGCGAGAATCATAGAACGATTGAATCATAATTCTAGTAGCACTAAAGAATTTCTTGAATATATTGCCAATCAATACATTTCAGATGAATCCGCAAGAATATCTTTATTCAATGAGCATTATGCGATGGACCTTGAATTTAATAAGGAAATGTGTTTTGATTTAGCGAAAATGAAAGAAGCGATTGACACATACAAGCCAGCACACATTGCTTATAGAACAATTGAAGTATCAAGCTTATCACATGATATTCAAATAGGAATATTCCCATGTATCTCGGAGAATACATACATTGGATTTGACTCATCTCTTAGAAATGAATTGATCTCGTTAGAAGTAAAAACGGTAAGCGCAATAGCAATTACAGAAAATACAATTATTATTTAAGGAGGTAATCATGGCACAGTTTCCAGGGTTGCGACTCACTCAGCAGGGCAACCAAATGATTATACGCTCTACAAGTGGTAGAGAAAGTGACCAACTGATCGTCACCAAAGCAATATTAGGTGATGGCAATTTAACATCATCCATTGAAAGAATGACAAATATTGTTAGTCCAAAATTGAATGTAAGCCTTACCAATATGTCAAATGGTGAGAACGGAACAAGAGTATTCAAGTTTGAGTTTGACAATAAAACAGTGAATACAGGATTTTATTGGCGTGAAGTTGGTGTATACGCTAAAAACGGTCAAAGTGGAGAAGAAAAGCTAATTGCATATTCAAATGCTAGCGGATTAACATCATATATTCCAGATAAAAATAGCCCAATTCCGATGCAATCCTTGCAGGTCGCAATAGCAGTTGGCGATTCCACGAATGTAGCAGCGCAAATCGATTTAGGAGTATCAGTATCCAGAGCAGATGTGGAAACACTAATTAATACACATAAGGCAGATACTAATGCTCACGGACTGGAGAAGTACGCAGGTGGCGCCACAATTCCAAGTAACATCCGAAATTGGAACGACCTTACAAGACCAGGCATTTACGAGGGAAATGCTGGAAACTTTGGTTGGACAAACGCACCATCACAAACCAAAGTGTATCCGTATGGGCAAATTCAAGTACATAAAACAGATGGTAATGTAATCATCCAAGAATTTTACTCATATGGACAAGGGAAGCCTTGCAAAAGAGCGAGCCGTACATTTTATAATACGTGGTCGGGTTGGCAATACTACAATGATTGGGATAACTCAATCACAGAAGTCACAAAAGCGACAACTGGCATCAACGTTAAAAAAGGAGACGGGGCACCAGAGTTGTTACAACTTTTAACATCTAATAAGGCTGACACAAACACAGCATTAGCGCCTACATTGTCGGTAGTTAAGGCGCTTATTGGTGATGTGAACGTTGACGTTACAAGCCTACTAAAATCTAAAGGAGTTCGGTACGACTTTAGCAACGAGAATGCCTGGTACATCTGCCTGGGTGAAGCTTTTGGTGGCTTAATTATCCAAGGGGGAACTACTGCGAGTATTTATGATACTAAAGTAGATATTAACTATCCTATTTCCTTTAAGAGTAAAGTTTTATGGGGCGGTGTTACGGTTGATCATAGTGGTATATCTAGTGGCGGGCTAGCTGCATATTTCCAAAGTACCGACCTTAAAAGAGGAAAAGTTACATCCGATGCCATCAGCGATGCCTTTACTGCAGATATTAAATACATCGTAATAGGGTTTTAAGCTCCAAGGGGGAGTTAAACGATCAGTAACAGTATATGACAATTATAAATATGATGTGAGTTTCGCAACATCGTTCAAATCAAAATGTATTAGTGTATTCCTAAATTTGGATGGGGAAGGACCACGATCTGGAGCTTCCGTATGCTATTCTCATGAGCGCACTAAAACTGGATTTAAAATGGTAACCGATGTATCTAGTGTTCAAGCAACACACGATATCTTCTATCTAGCGATAGGAGTATAACCAAGGGGGAAAAGCCAATGTTGAAGTATCCTCCAGGATATTTGCTGATTTCATTAACTTTCCAATAACATTTACAAGAACGCCAATTGTTACAGTTACCAATGTCGCCGAAACGCTTGATCGAGACGAATGGGCAACAAGCGCAATAGGTGTAATCAGTTTAACGAAATTTAAATACCAAACTGCACAAAATGGTGTTTCCAAGTTACAGTGGATTGCTATTGGAAAATAATCACCAAGGGGGAAAATTTATTCCTGAAACGACAAGTATCTCGTATTCCATTCGCTTTAAAAAGGTATTAGTAGTGATCCCAACATTACTAGATGAGCCAAGATCGTGGTATGAAATGTCAGTTAGAGGCAAGGAAATTACAACAAGTGGATTTAAAATTGTAAGTGGTAGTGAGGGTACTAATTATCCTAAATCTCGCAATAATGGTTTCTGGATTGCGATAGGAATTTAATGTCCAACAGCTAGCCATGTAGTTTGATAATTTCTATTGTCGTGGGAATACATGGTGAAATTTGTTAATGTTGCGTTTTTGTAACTTGGAGCATTAACGCCCCACCCTTTTGTCAATTGGATCCCTAGAACTTTATGCGAGAATGCAACGGGGAATGTGACTAAATCGTCGTTTCTCTCTTGGCGTTTTCCCCCTTGGGGTTACACACCGATAGCAATGTAATAGTGTTGATAATATTTGAATGTAATTCTTGTGTTTGTTAATGTTATTTCATCGTCGAAGTTATGCCCACTATATTCGGGAGTATAATTATCTAATGTACCTACTGCAGTTAATACTTTTTTAAACGAAATAGGAAAGTTTGCTGATGCTGGTAAGGCTTCTCTTCTGAGTATAGTTGCTTTTCCCCCTTGGTCATTTCAACAATCTAATTGCCTTACGCAATTGACCTAATGATTTGTGAGTATATACTCCATCAGTAACGTTGCCACTAGCGTGGCCAAGCAGTAATCGCTTGGCATTGTAATTGGCGCCCTCGTTATCAAGACGTGTAGCGAAGGTATGGCGACAATCGTGGGTCGTATGCTTGCCATTAATAGCACGCATTGCCTTATCAAACTCACGACTAAGCGATGAGTATGTGCGACATTCATGAATCATGTAAACAGTATTTAGCCTACGCTCTATGATAGGCCATATGCGGTCGTGTATAGGAATGGTTCGGATGCCTGACTTAGTCTTGGCCGATGTGATTTTAATCGTTCGTTGTTTGCGGTTAACATTACGAGCCTTGAGATTGATTAATTCAGATGCGCGCATACCTGTGTAAAGTAGGATAAGTGGAATATCGTGGAGAGGTGAGGATAATCGCCATAATCGATTGATGGCTTGGGTAGTGAATGGCTTATGTGGTCGTACGGGTTTATTGTGACCAAGGTTTAGAAACTTGGCATAGTTGGTGGAGCACCAGCCATTAATAATTGCATAGTCAAATAATTGGCTAATCAAGGTGCGAACTTTTTTACATGAACTGTAGGAAAGACCAGAGCTTAACATGCGGTCGATTATCGATTGCAATTGCAAGTAGGTGATGTAATTTATTGCTACATTATGGATAGCGACCAGGTGTGCAAATGCGGAGCCGTAATTATTTAAGGTGTTAGCACTGACACTCTTGGCGTGAGATGGTAGCCACATTTCATAAACTTGATGGAGTGTTAGGGATGTACGAGATTGGTTAAGTGCATCAACCGCTTCATCATAAGTGGAGTAGTATCCCACGACTTTGTAAACAACATAAGGGCGCTTAGTTGCGCCCTTTATCTTTTGAATTAATTTCATCTTAGATTACCTCGTTGAAAGGAGAATAAAAAATGGAGAATAAATATATCTTTATTTTAGACGAAAAGGGAACTCGTGTAACATCCCTATTAGTAGGTGTGCATGCTGAAACAGAAGAAGCGTGCATTGAAGTTGCGAAACGTGACTACCCGAATCATACGTATGTTACTGGCGGGGATGAAATGCAATCTCAGTTCATCGATTACAAATGCTACATCGACGGAAAGTTTGTCGACTATGTGCCCGAAGTCATTGAACCATCAAAGAAAGAAAAAATAGAAGCCTTGAAGAAAGAGACGGAGGCAGAGCGTGAAAAGCTGAAAGAAGTCTTTTTGACTAAGCAAATGAAAGGCTTGCCTACTGAAGATATTAAGGCACAATTCAAACAAATTGACGTTGACCTTATCAAGAAAATTCGTGAGTTAAATTAGGAGGGATTTATCATGAAAGAAACCTATTGTGAATGGTGCGGAAGTGTACTTTTGGAAAACGGTCGTTGCCCTATAGAAGACTGTGTGCAAAATGTGTTGCTTGACGAATTGGCAAAAGCTGAAGAAGAGGATGAGCATAAATCAGAGGAAAAGAAAGATGAATCCAATCAAACAGCATAATTTTGTTATGGAGCAGGGCGTTCCTTGCTCCTTTATCCTTGAATATAACAAGGACGTACAGGCAGATGATCTATTTGCCGTGGTACGGGTGACTGCTAGTGATGAGGAATACGTTGCTAAGTTTGATATTTCTAAGGTAGAGAATGTATCTGAAGACGCAGTTACTACATTCAAATTGACCTTGGGCGGAGATATTCCTCAAGGTAGATACGTTTACGACGTGTTTGTTTACGCAAACGATAAACCCAAAGCCAAAATCCTAAAAGGTCACATCCTAGTCAAGGCTAGTATCTCAGATAGGGGGCGATTGAATGGATGACGTAGTACGTATTATTGGTGGTGAAGAGCGCGATGTAGTCAAAGTCGCCGATTATTCGGGATCAGGCAACATTGGTCCACGTGGTCCCAAAGGTGATAAAGGGGATAAAGGTGAGCAAGGCCCTCAAGGCGAACGTGGTCCAGTAGGTCCAGTAGGACCTAAAGGAGACACTGGAGAGAGAGGTCTTAAAGGTGAAAATGGACAGCAAGGACCGCAGGGCTTACAGGGAGAACGAGGACCACAAGGGCCGATTGGATTGACTGGACCGAAAGGTGAGCAAGGCGACATGGGTCCAAGGGGTCCACAAGGATTAGAGGGTGCACAGGGTCCTAGAGGATTGCAAGGCATACAAGGTGACGTGGGTCCTAGAGGTCAACAAGGTGAACAAGGTCCACCAGGTGCTACAGGTCCAAAGGGAGATAAAGGCGACCCGTTCAGATTTTCAGACTTTACGGCTGAGCAATTACTTTCGTTGAAAGGACCAAAAGGAGAAATAGGTCCTCAAGGTCCACCTGGTCCTGCTGGTGCTAATGCAACACCTCAAACCCTTTCATTCAATAATGGCCAATTGAGTATTAGCGGTGGCAATACTGTTACACTGCCAACTACGTCAAGCGGTGGTAGTGCGGTAGAATCTACCACTCAAAAGAAATATACCTACAAAACTCCAAAAGGGTCGTCTTGGATGAACGGAGAAAGCCACTTCCTGTTTACACGGATTGGAAATAGTGTTGTTGTTGGCGCTAAAGGGGATTCATGGGCCACCATTTCAATCACGCCACCGAATGACCAAAATTTCGCTAAATTGCCTAAGCGGGAGTCAGACGTTAATGGTAAGGGTGGTACATGGTTGATCGTGCAGAAACCGAATGCTAGTGGAACATCTTTTCAAGGGAATTATATTATCCCTGAGGGCTTCACTCCTATTAGTTCCATTTATGCCGACTTAGTCAATGATAATGGTATAACAGTAGGGGCGGTTATGTTCGGCGACAGGGATAACCAAAGGCTTATTCGCTTCCATTTTGACGGGAAAGGAACGGAAGCGCGGAGTACAATCCCTACACGATTATTACGTTTGGGTGTATGCACCTGGGTAACGGAGGATGACCCTCCAACAAAGGAATTTGACAAGCCGTTGGATGGGAAGCTTGCTATTTCGGAAATTAGGAAAGGATAGACAATGTGGGGATACAATTTGATAGAAACCATTACGCTCATTAGTGGTGCGATAGGAATCTCAACAGTCGTAGTGCACCTTTACGATTTAAAAGTACAGACAGAACGAGAAAATGAACTACTAAAGTTAAGACTAGAGATTGAGGAAGTTTACAAAGGCAACACTCATACTTTAGAACTCAATACGCAAGCAATTACAACACTTGCGAAAAGCATTGATAAATTAAATAGTGCGGTGGATTTAATGCAAGATAAAATTGTAGACCTTGCGACAGAGCAAAGCGCAACAAAGGAAAGTGTTAAGTCAGCACATAAAAGAATTAATGAGTTAAACGAAAGAGGGATTGTTAATGACCATAGATAAGCTAGAATTGATAGGTAAGGCTAAGCGAATATTCCAAAATATGAGCGTGGCCAACATCCATCCTACTGGAGTATTGGCTACACGATTATTGGTGCTAGTTATGCTAGTTCCTATCTTATTAGTTGTCGTTGAGTACGTGCTAGCCTTTACTAAGGGGCACGTTTCCGATGACCTAGGTAAGTTAATTGTGGTCGGCATTAACATAATCGACCACATCTTTATTCCGTCGGTGTTGACAGCGCTCGTAGGGTTCCTAGCCCTATGGGTGGATAGAGATAATGACGGTATTCCTGATCCGTTAGAAAAGGAGGATAAAAAATGAGAGTTTTCATTAATCCTGGGCACCACCCAGGAATAGACAGCGGGGCGGTTAACCCTAACAAAGGAACAAGAGAATGTGACATTGTAAAAGAAGCTGGTGAAATGCTTGCTAATTACTTAACTAATGCAGGGTGTGAAGTTAAAATCATGCAAAATGATGACCTTGATATGGTATGCGCCACATCCAATGAATGGGGTGCTGACTTATTTGTATCTTTGCATTGCAACGCATGTAATGATCATACTGCACGTGGCACGGAAACTTGGTATAAGTCATTCAATGGGCAACGATTGGCTAACTATATTCAATCGCAAATCATTCGGAGCACTAACACTATTGACCGTGGTGTTAAACAGTCCGATGGCTTGTGGGTGCTTAAGCATACAGATGCAGTGGCAGTACTTGTTGAAATGGCTTTTATTGACAACGATGATGATTTAGAGTTTATGAATGATAACTTGGATTCTATTGTACGAGCCATTGCACGTGGCATTACTGATTACGAGGTTGCATGATGTATGAACGTATCAAAACTTATATTAGCCGTTACTCTTGGATTTATTACATTTGCGCTGCCGTGCTCATTCTCTTATTCGGCAGGTTTATCTTCGATGGAGGTAACGACTCAGACTATCAACGTGCCGTTGAGCACATGGAACGAGCTAAAGATGAACAACGCAACAGCCTTGAACTTAATCAGGCAGTCAAAACTTCCATTGAGCGAAGCGCACAGCTTAATCAACAAGCAAGCGAGCGAATTAGTCGAGCTCAAGAATATCAACAACAAGCAATCACAAGAATTGATGAAAGTGCAAGCCGACTTGATGAGGCAGAAAAATTACTTACAAGGAATGAACAACTCATTGAACGAGTTGAGCAAGGATATCAAGCGAAATCACCAAACGGAACGGCGACTGCACAGACAGCGCAACACGTGGGTAATAATTAG